GTCCAGGAGCGGGCGGCACTGGCTCGAGAGCAGCGGGAATCTGCGGCGCTGAAAAATGCCGAGATGCGTGGCGAGCTGGTGCGTGCCGAGGAGATATATCGGGAGTTGTACACGTTGACCAGGACGGCGCGCAACGGCCTGTTGACCATTGCCGACCGGATATCGGTAGAGGTTGCTGCAGAGAGTGACCACCACACCGTCCACGAGATGATTGAAAACGAGGTGGAGACGGTGATGGCGGAGATGCTGGAAAACGTGGACGAGCTGGAGCCGGATATTGAGCCGGAGGAAGTAGAGGACGATGCAGCTGGTTGATGGCACCGCCCTGGTCAGACGTGCCCTGGTTGCAGGGTTCAAACCGGATCCGCGCGAGCCAATGAGCAAATGGGCGGATCAATACCGGATGCTCAACCAGACCTATGCTGCTGAACCTGGACGATGGCGCACCGAGCGCACGCCCTATCTGCGAGAGATCATGGATGCCTTTTCACCATCGAGCCGGTGCGAGTTCGTGACGATTATGAAGGGGGCGCAGTTGGGGTTTACCGAGGCGCTAACCAATATGATCGGCTACATCATCCACCGCGCACCAGGGCCAGCAATGATGGTGCAGCCAACCCAAAACCTCGCCAAACGATACTCCAAACAACGTCTGGCCACCATGATTCAGGACATGCCGGTACTCTCTGGCCTGGTGGCCGATCCACGGGCGCGGGATTCCGGCAATACCACACTGGCAAAGGCGTTTGATGGTGGGGTGCTATTTATCGCCGGTGCCAATAGTGCGGCGGATCTGCGCTCGGTGCCGGTTCGTTATCTGCTGCTGGATGAGGTCGATGCCTATCCATACGATGTTGATGATGAGGGGGATCCAATCGAGCTGGCTGTCAACCGAACCAAAACATTCGCCAGACGCAAGATCCTGATTGGGTCCACGCCAACGGTAAAGGATGTGTCGAGGGTTGAGCGGGAATATATCAAGGGGGATCAGCGCCGTTATCAGGTGCCGTGTCCGCACTGCGAGACCATGCAGGAGTTGAAATGGGAGCATGTAAAATGGGAGAAGGACGAAAACAAACAGCACCGGCCAGAGACAGCGATCTATGCCTGTCCGCACTGCGGGGGGGTGATCGAGGAGTACCAAAAACGGGAGATGCTGCAGCGGGGGGAGTGGGTGGCGACTGCGCCGGAGAACAACTACCGCGACTCCCGAAGGAGTTACCATATCTCGTCGCTCTACTCTCCCTGGGAGTCGTGGGCGAACCTGGTGCAGAAATGGATTGATGCGCAACAGGATCCGCACCTGCTCAAGACCTTCCTCAACACCGCGCTTGGTGAATGTTGGGATGAGGAGGCCAACAGGGTGGATATGCACGATCTACAACGGCGCGCAGAGGATTACCCGCTGCGCACCATCCCGATGGGTGGCCTGATGGTGACTGCAGGGGTGGATGTACAGGATAACCGCCTCGAGGCGACATTGTGGGCGTGGGGTCGGGGTGAGGAGGCGTGGGCGATTGATTACCAGGTATTCTTTGGCGATCCCGCCTCACCAGCACTATGGGAGGAGCTTGACCAGTATCTATTGCGTGATCTGGAACATGAGAGCGGCTCGGTCGTGCAGTTGCGTGGGGCTGCAGTCGATACCGGTGGCCACCATACCCAACAGGTCTATGACTTCTGCAGGGTGCGCAAACATCGTCACATTATCGCCATCAAGGGGCAATCTACCCGCAACAAACCGGTGGTTGGACGGCCAACCAATCAGGATATCACCACCAGGGGCAAGACTATACGCGGCGGGGTGCAGCTCTGGCCGGTCGGTTCCGATACTGCCAAACAGGTGATCTATGGCCGTTTTGGGATTGATGAGGGGGCGGGGCGGATGCACTACAGCGCAGAGCTGCCGGATGAGTTCTATGCACAGCTAACCGCCGAGAAGTTGGTCACCAGGTATCACAAAGGCCATCCACGTACCGAATGGGTCAAACCATCACATCGGCGCAATGAGGTATTGGACTGCACCGTTTATGCGCTGGCTGCAGCCTACCATTTGGGGATCAACAAATTCCGCGAGCGGGATTGGGCGGCACTGGAGAATCTGGTGCAACCGGTCAATGGTGATCTGTTTGCAGAGCCAAAAGAGGAGAGGGAACGCCCAGGGGGGGTAGTGGTGAAAAAGGGAGCAAAAGCGGACAGCGTGTCCGCCCGCCCAATGGTACCAATGAGACGACCGCGCGCTGGTGGATTTGTGGGGGCGTGGCAATAGGTGGGAGTGCTGGAGGAGATCACAGCCTGTCTACGCAGACGGCTCAAGGGGGAGATCGATACCGAGCGGCTCGATGCCCTGGTCTCGGGGATCGCCACCGATATCAGTAGTCAGATCGGGGGGCGTGAGGTCTATGTCAACAAGCGTCCACGCTCGGAGTATGCCAGGCGCAATGCCGAGATCCGTGGCGAGTTTAACGGGCGCAACCATGATGAGTTGGCACGTCGCCACGGGGTATCGAGGAGGCAAATATACCGCTTGTTAAAGTTGTGACATCTTTGGGGTATTTATGTCACAAAACATGGTTAACCATAGAGGTATGGCCAACCAATTCGACTCGACAGAATATCCCGAAACCGAGCCAACCAGCATGGTTGCAGGGGATCGGGCAGCATGGAAACGCACCGACCTGGGTAGTGATTACGCACCGGCTTCCTACTCTTTGACATACAAGGCCCGACTCGAGAGCAGCGGGTCAACAGTTATATCTATCACGGCAAGCGAGAGCGGCGATGATTACATAATCGAGGTTGGTGCCTCTACAACCGCTGCATACACAGCGGGGGTCTACCACTGGCAGGCCTACATTACCCGCAGCAGTGACAGCGAGCGCATCACTATTGATTCTGGCACCTTCGAGGTGTTGGCCAATAGATCAAGCGCCACTACCGATCCACGTACTCACGCCAAAAAGGTGTTGGAGGCAATCGAGGCGGTAATCGAGGGGCGTGCCAGTAAGGATCAGGCAGCCTACTCAATCGGCAACCGTTCACTCTCCCGCACTCCCATCACTGAGTTATTGATTCTGCGCGACCGCTATCGTGCCGAGGTGATCCGTGAGGAGAGGGCAGAGCGGGTGGCCAACGGTCTCGGCCACAAGGGTCAAATCAAGGTGAGGTTCTAAATGCTGAAATTACTGGATCGATTCAAGCAATCACCAAAGCGCAAGGGCAAAGTGGTCTCTCTGCGTTCACCAGAAAAACGATCATTTGCAGGGGCAGAGCTGGATCGACTGACTGCCGCTTTCAAGGGCACCACACTCTCTGCCAATGAGGAGCTGATTCGGGCATTGCCAACATTGCGTGCAAGATCCCGCCAGCTGGCAAACGATAACGACTACGGGCGCCGCTTTCTGCAGATGGTCAAGGCCAATGTAGTGGGGCCGAATGGTATTGCGCTGCAGGCCAGACCACGGCGCACGGATGGCACTATCGATAGACCAGACGCCAACACCATCGAAAAGGCGTGGGCGGAGTGGGGCAAACCTGCAAACTGCTCCATGAATGGCCGCCTCGGATGGCGCGAGATACAACGGCTGGTGATGGAGACAGTGGCACGGGATGGCGAGTGCCTGGTGCAGATGGTCAAGACCGACCGTAGCAAATACGGGATGGCACTCCATATCATTGAGGCCGATTACCTCGACGAGACACTTAACCAGGCAGAATCCAACAACCAGCCAGCGATCAAGATGGGAATTGAGGTCGATGGTTACGACAGACCGGTTGCCTACTATCTACGCACTAGCCATCCAGGCGACGGCAAGATCCTGTTTAATGGAAAACCATATATCCGCGTGGTGGCAGAGGAGATCATTCACCTCTACATTACCGAGAGACCAGGACAGTCGCGCGGTCTGCCGTGGATGCACACCGCAATCCGTCGCCTCAATATGCTTGGTGGATATGAGGAGGCAGAATTGGTGGCGGCGCGTACAGCGGCCAGCAAGATGGGATTCTTTACATCGCCAGACGGTGACGGTATGCCTGGTGATGATGTTGATGCCTACGGTTCGTTGATCTCTGAGGCGGAGCCTGGTGTGTTTGAACAGCTACCAGCGGGGGTCGACTTCCAGAGTTTTGATCCCACCCATCCAACCTCGGCCTTTCCCGAGTTTGTCCGTGCCACCTTGCGTGGTGCTGCAGCGGGTCTCGGGGTCAGTTATCACACCTTGTCGAATGACCTCGAAAACGTCAACTACTCATCCATCCGCTCCGGCGTACTGGAGGAGAGAGAGCAGTGGAAGGTGCTGCAGTCGTGGCTATCTGAGCAATTTTGCGAGCCGGTCTATAACGCCTGGTTAAAGATGGCGCTCGATTTTCAGAAAGTGCCACTGCCAAAAAAACAGATCGACAAATTCCGCGAGGTGGTCTGGATGCCGCGTGGCTTTGCGTGGGTTGATCCTCTCAAGGATGCACAGGCAAACGCCCAGGCAATCGAGATGGGTGTGTTGACCAGGGCAGAGGTGGCGGCAGCTACCGGACGCGATCTGGACGAGATACTGGAGCAGTTGGCAACAGAAAA